GTAATATACCTTTCATGTACTCATTTAAGTGATTCATAAATAATTAATTAAATTAATAGATTATATATACAATTGATATGTTCCTTTTTTAATCATATCAATTTCATTTTTTTTAATCACTATTAAATCTTTAATAGTATTCCATTTAATCCTATCGCGTTCTCGTTCATATCCTTTGACTTCGATATACTTATTATAATCTATTAGATAAAAATCTGGATAATAAATATGAGTAGAACCTTGCCATTCATAATCAAACCCTTTTAAAATATTTGTCCATTTTATATTTTGACTATCTAACCATTTAGCCGTTTCTAATTCCCATGTTCCTTTTAGTTTGAACCCATTATACATTATTATAGGAGTTCTACCAGAAACATTACTAGCAGTATAACTATCTGGATTATTCAACACAGCCTTTCTCATAGATATTTTTAGTTTTTCTATACTTGCAACTGTGTGTTTTTTTCCTTTATTAGCTTTACTCAATTTTAGTTTAGTTGTATCACTAACAATATATGTAGTTCCGTTTAACTTAGCTTTGGTATGTTGATTTGTTGCCGATTTTGGAGTTTCACCATTTTTAACTTTATTATTATATTCAATAAAATTAGATTTAATGATTTGTTTGTTTGGATTTAATTTACACAACCTTTGATGATTACGCAAACTATTATCGTTTTTACAAATCTTTTTACAATATACACATTCCATATTTTTATCAATTATCTACATATAAATATAATAAAAATAAAAAAACGGAGTATGATGGTCTGACCATTTTATTATTGTGGGCCCGGTAGGGTTCGAACCTACGCATCTCTTGATTATGAGTCAAGTGCCTTCACCAACTTGGCTACAAGCCCTTAATCGTTTATATTAACGATAAAGTTGAATATCGTATGTTTCAACGATAGTGTGGAGAGGGAGGGACTCGAACCCACGACCTTCTGAATGCAAATCAGACGTTCTAGCCAACTGAACTACAACCCCATTAAAAATAATCGTAGGCATGGCCGGATTCGAACCGGCACGCCCATTACTGGACAAGAGATTTTAAGTCTCTCGCGGCTACCATTACGCCACACGCCTATTTTACTTTATAAACTTTCACTTTTGAAAGTTTTGTTTGTTTATCTTTTGGGTTGATTAAAATATCAATACGTTTTTTGTATCTCTTATTCATTACATCCCTAACTACATACTCACCATTATACTTACCAGCATTTCTCAATCGAACTCTCTGACCAAACTTTAACTTACGTTTCAAATCCCTACTTACTGCAATGATTCTATGTTTCTTAGGATTACGTTTACTAATCTTAAATCCACTTGCTGTAATATTTGGTGTGGAATCAGTTTCTTCTGCTAATGCCTTATACGTTGTGACAGTTACTATTCCTACTTCTTCTAAATTACTTTCTTCAATTTCTACATTTGATGTTGTTACTTCTAATGGAAATAATAACATAATAAAACTTACGAAAAGATGTTGCATAATTTTTGGTTTTGGTTTATTTTAAGGTTTAACGTTTTAACTTTTATGTAGCCCCACTAAGAATCGAACTTAGAAATCCTCTTTAGAAGAGAGGTGTTATATCCATTTAACTATGGAGCCATGGCGGTGTATACGAGATTCGAACTCGTGGTCTCTTCCGTGACAGGGAAGCATGTTGGGCCTCTACACCAATACACCGATTGCAGGGGATGTTTCCATTCTAGTGGGACAACCCCCGATTGGTTTTCATCAACTGATGAATCCACTCTATGATTACCGATTGACTCATTTCGAACTTTCGGGGCTCGTATCATTCAATATCAGTAATCATTGAGCCTCCTACCGGGTTCGAACCAGTGACATTCTCATTACAAATGAGATGCTCTACCAACTGAGCTAAGGAGGCAATTTATGTATCAGTTCCATACCGACCTATTAGGAACTATTAGGGTCTCTTAGACAAGGTGCACAACCCATCCGGCTATAATGTGTTATCAGTTACTTGGCTTCCCCACCTAACGGGTTTGGAATTATTAAACGGGATTCGAACCCACCTCATCGATGTATGCCTACATCAACTTTCACCGCACATTTGATACATTGTACTCCCAACGGGATTCGAACCCGTGACTCATCCGTGAAAGGGACGTGACTTAACCGCTTGTCGATGGGAGCAGTTTCCAATTTTGATGGGCTCTTCGATTAGAGTGTTTCATCTAACCAGCACTTGAGATTGGGAACTCCTTGTTGTCAATACTGGATTCGAACCAGTGATAGTCTCCATCAGCACATTGATAAAGCAGAGACTCCGTTCTTCTGTCAGAAAGTTTTGAATCAATGTTTCGGGGCGTGTTCCTCTCGCCTTTTGACAATATTTGTACTTCCTATATACAGAGTTGTCTAGTACTAACCATTCTCCAGTGTCAGAACCCGATTCGAACGAGTATTTGTGGAACACCATTTCCAACGTCTGAATCGAACAGAACCAATCAATCCTCTACGGATAGCGTCTAACCAATTCCGCCACCTGACAATTTTATTGGGTGTAAGGACGGTATCGAACCGACTTCCCTGGCTCCACAAACCAGTACATCACCTTAATGCTTCAAACACCATATTGTTTTAATAACCATCATCTCAAAGAACATTGTAAAGATACGAAATTATTTTAACATTTCCTAATCTTTTTTAACATTTTTTTGTTGCGTAGGGTGGGAATCGAACCCACTTAATTTGGCTTATGAGACCAACGAAATACCTTACCTCCCCCTCGCGATATATTAGGGAACGTTCTCCCTAATTGTTTAACAAATATACGAAATAATTCTTATATATCCAAATAAATATTTATTTATTTTTTACTAAGTGGTCTGCACAATATGTTGCGATAGGACCTAATGATTTGTATCTTACATTATATCCCATACCTTCAACCATACCAACTGCTTGTCTGAATACTTCGTTAGATTTGAAACGTGGGTCTGGATTTAAATCCACATCAATCCACTTTGGTTTTTTAACACCATTCTCTTTTAAGTATTCCGCAGTTTCAATTGCGAACCAAACTTCTTGTAATAACCTTACTGAACGAACTCTTTCTCTTTCAGTATTCCATCTTCTATATAAAACGTGTCCTCCTTTACCTTGTCTATATAATGCAACTACAATTGCGTAAACAGTTTTAGTACCGGAGTTTTGTGAATCACAACCAATTAAGATTTCAGCATCACTATACGTTTCCATATATTCTTTGATATATGTTACTAATTGAATTTCTTCGCCAGATTGTAATTTTTTAAAAACCATTTTATTTCCTTTTTTAATAAGTAGTGTCCATAGTAGGATTCGAACCTACACAAACTGGTTTCTAAGACCAGTGCGGTTGCCAATTACGCCATACGGACAATTTTCAGTAGAGAGTGAGAGGCTCGAACTCTCGCGACTTTAACATCCTACCACGTTAGCAATGTGGCCCCTTCACCAACTTGGGTAACTCTCTATGTTGTATAATATATTATACAAAACTATCTAAAATGATATATAATGTATAATATATTATCCATCGTTGCGTGTTTGAGGTTCGAACTCAATTGACTTTCCTTATGAGAGAAAGTTCTTTTCCACTAAGTCACGCAGTTTTGTGGAATTGAACCACACTCTCCTCGTCAGGCGATACACCCAGTATCCTTTATCGAGTCACGTATTGGATTCGAACCAATGTAAGAGGTTTTGCAGACCTCCGCCTAACCAACTCGGCCAACCTGACATTTAATGTAGTTCTATTAGGATTCGAACCCAAACTTTTTCATCCGTAGTGAAAGGTGCTATCCGTTACACCATAGAACCATTATTATTTCCATTGAGTCTTTCGGTTGTGTTTCCAACTTTTATACTCTCTGAACTTATGTGAATAAATTGGTTTACCATTTCCGTGTCTACCCCAAATTTTTGATGGTGCACAATCATAATACCAACTACCACATCTTTTAGAACAAATGAAACAATAGTTCCATTCCATTCTCATTCTTTTTACTTTTTCTTCTTTCATTTTGCATTAGGTTTGGTTACCTAATGCTTGTCAAATAATTGTTTCATAATTTTACATTTAGCACGGGTAGTAGGATTCGAACCCACATCAAAGCTTTTGGAGAGCCGTATGCTACCATTGCACCATACCCATAATTAATCAAGAAGATAGCCAGAAATTAGTGACGTCAAATCTCTTTAAGCTATATGAACTATCTTCTTGTTAGGATTGGTTAATTACTCCAATCTTCGTTGGTAGTGCGGGATTCGAACCTGCCACCTTCTCGGTATCAGCGAGATGCTCTAACCAAATGAGCTAACTACCAGTGTTGTCGGAATAGCAGGATTCGAACCTGCGTGCTCCACATCCCAAATGTGGCGAGATAGACCGGACTCCTCTACATTCCGTTGGTGGATGGATTATTTTTTTAAAGTAGAATTCGCCAACCTCAAAACTACTATGTGAACCCGAATGGACTCGAACCATTGACTCCCTCATTAAAAGTGAGGTGCTCTAACCGACTGAGCTACGGATTCAATTGTGGGACCTAATGGAATCGAACCATTTCCTTTGGATTTTCAGTCCAACGTACGCACCAGCTATACGAAAGTCCCATTTTGTGCCGCCGGTAGGACTCGAACCTACGAACTCCGAAGAGGAGGGATTTACAGTCCCTTGCAATTGCCACTATGCGACGTCGGCGTTAAATGGTAGGAGATATAGGATTCGAACCTATGACCCTTTGGATGTAAACCAAATGCTCTAACCAACTGAGCTAATCTCCTAAATTGTTACTCGAGCAGGATTCGAACCTACCCTAAATGCACCAAAAACATTTGTGCTACCGCTACACCATCGAGCAATTTAAAATTTATTGAGCGAGTAGTCAGAATCGAACTGACATATCCTACTTGGAAGGAAGGCATAATAGCCATTATACTATACTCGCATTTCAAAGAACTAATTGAGGGGAGGGAGAATTTCGAAATCTCGACCTGATGATTAACAGTCATCTGCTCTGCCTCTGAGCTACCACCCCTTAAATGAAAAAACCCCTAACTTTGTGAGTTAGAGGTTTTCCAATATTGTTATAAAATTTTTACATTTTATCCCCAGTTGTCATCCTCTAACTTTGTGCTAATATAATCCACCTTGCCTAAATTCAAGCTCGTAGGATTCGCTATCGCACTAAACATACGAATTCCTGTCCATTCACATCTCTGTGTCGGCAGTTGGTTGTTCATATGTAATGTTAAAGTTTTCATCTTGCTATAAATATCTAAAAATTATTTTTTCGTAACGTTTGTTTGTTTTTTATTATTAGCTAAATAAAAAAACTAATCCATCTTCAAAATACACCATCCAAGTCATGCTCTGGTTAATACTAGCCTCGAAGGATTAGTTCGATTAAAAAGGAAAGATTTTGTAGGGTGGTTCTTTCCAAAGGACTAGCTACATCCGTTGTTTACCATCAACACTAATTCGTATCGGTTGAGATTGTTTAAGGCAAAAATCCCCTACTGAAAACCATATCTTCATACTATTTGTCTTTTTTATTTAAGTGGAATTTTCAGTTATTGGAGAGATACACCCAACCTATCTGTCGTAAACCACTACGAAGCTATCTATATTGGAATCGAACCAACTTTAACCATTTAGATAAAAATATAAGGATGAGAATACTCCATATTGTGAACCAGCTTTATAAGGGTTATTAGTTGCCTTAATTTCCACTTCCTTTTGAGAAGTACCAATTCAATGTGGGTAAGTAATGCCTACCACTCATAAAGTTACAAACTACTCTCTCTTTACTCTACCTCTTCGAGTTTGCCAACCCGATTCACATCTCGCAATGTTAGAAGCTTTTCGAAAGAATCACATTTCCCTTGAGAGGATTTGTGGCAGGGAACATCTCCCTACTATGTACACACCTTTCGTCTGCAACTGGTAACCACTTTCTCTTTATTTGTTTTTATAGTTTGCACCTAAAGCAAATTGAGTTTGGTTTGTAGATGGATTCAGGTAGTGGATTACCACTAGCTCCGTTCCACTTTAAAGAACGGAATACTATACTACCCGATACGGCATCTCTACCGTCATACTTTAAGACTACTTCAATACCCACTCTTTGGTGAGAGGTAGGTAAGGATAATAACAACACCACTTGTACATCATCATACCTTTCGGTTTTAAGCAACCTTTAATATTGAATCACACAATAATAAGGAGAGATTAAGTCCTTACTTTTTGTATTAACTCTATGGATTATTTTTATTGTTCTTCCGAACTCAACTGAACTTCTACTTAGCCCAGTCATCAAACCATTTCGCTACGGAGTTACCCTCACTACTAAGGTCTAACGATATTCCACTTGCATACTCGAGTTCCATTTCTGAAACCGCAAACCGTCTAACCAAACGATTCACTTTATCCTTGTTTCCAAGTTTATTTAACCACCATATGCGGCGGGTATGTACTATGTACCACGAGGATACTATGTACAATATTTTCAATAATTTTAAAGAACATTTTTTGTAATCAGATTTCAACCATTTGGTATAGTAAACTTTGTTACTCTTACTTCAGGTACGTTTTTACGATTTCTGATTACTTTGTAAAGATACGAAATGTTTTTCACATTTCCAAATATTTTTACAATTATTTTTTAATTATTTTTTTCACATTTTCAACGTGGTCATCAATTAACTTTGATAATCTTTGATTACTAAGTAAACTAAGATACAAATTGAAGAACAACATTGCTGAGATGAATGCATATGTATCGAATCTTTTTTCGATTACACTTATTATACCACTTAATAATGACATAACACATCCAGTAATTAAAAGAACTTTTTGAAACTTTACCATTTTTTTATTTTTTAAATTGAACAATACTACTTTCGTTTTGTTGTTTGATTCATAGATTGCGTTTGGTTGGTTTCTTTTACTTTGTAAAGATACGAAATAATTTTCATATTTCCAAATCTTTTTTAAAGTTTTTTTTTGAGTAAGTTAGTATGACGTTTGGCTCTTCACCCAAAGGTTTAGATAACCGGTTCTCTTACTTACTCTTAGTTGCAGGGGAAGGATTCGAACCCCCGACCTATGGGTTATGAGCCCACCAAGCTACCACTGCTCTACCCTGCGATATAATATTTAATAATAATTGAAATGTTGTACATTTATGGACGTCTTATTTACGATTAGTCTACTATTCCACAATTATTATATTTCTCAAAGAACGTTTTCTTTTTACTTTGTAAAGATACGAAATAATTTTTATATTTCCAAATCTTTTTTAAAGTTTTTTTTGAATCAAAGGTATCCGGCTTTATTCCTTACGGGGTCACATAGTCGGTTTTATTACTATTGGCTTCAACCTTTATTTCAATAACAATACAAAGATACGAAATGTTTTTGATATTTCCTAATCTTTTGTAAAGTTTTTTATTTCGTATGTATAAATATATAAAAATATACAAAACGTAAATAGTGGAGATGGAGGGAGTCGAACCCTCGTCCAAAATATGGTTTAATAAACCTCATTCACAAGCTTAGTTAGTTTTTCTTAACTAACAAAATATTCGGTTGGTTCTTCACCATCGGCAACCGATAAACAATGAGTGATTCGATTTCGGGTTCAATCACTTTTCCACCTGATTTCACATTCTATTTCAAGTCCCACGATGTGTGCGGGAGTAATTAGGCAGCTACTGCGTAATCAGCACCAACGAATGCCATAGCATCTTCGAAGGTCATTGTAGATAATTCTACTGCGTTTATTGTTCGATAGGTGTTTAAGGATTTCCATCTAATCCTGCTTGCAATTATACTAACTCTTCATACCTGTCAATACCGGGCATCCCCATATGTTAAAGAACTTTTTCTTTTGCTGTAATGGGAGGATTCGAACACTCCACGATGCGATTCAGTTAGTAACACATTCTTGCAAGATGGTGGTCTACCCCATATTACTAACCTATTTCGTTCTCATCACCCTCGAGACAGGAGGGCTTGTCTGCCAGATTTGCACACGTACAAATCATTTTCCAACACACTACAATTTAACTTCGTTTCTATCTAACGATATGTTTTTACAAAAACGAATTTCTTTGTTACTTAATGTCCAAATTTCACCATCATCCATTGCACAGGTAAAAAGTATATTATGTTCCTGTGAGTAATCGATTACCAAAAAAGCATATCCTTCCATTTTGTCAGATACTCTTACTATGGGAATCATCGGATTTAATTGTAACATCATATTAAGTAAACATTGCGGAAGGAGTAGGATTCGAACCCACGGTACCTTTCAGTACACTTGATTTCAAGTCAAGCGCGATAGACCAACTCTGCCATCCTTCCATTATAATATATATATTATATATTATGTTTTTCTACTCTACGTTTAGCTTCTTCTGCTTCCTTCACCATTCGTATCCATGTTATAGTTACATCCACTGGTGCTAAAATACCAGCCATAACTAATACCATTATTGAATCTAACTCTGGTGATGTTCCGTAATCTACACCTCTTGTTTTATATTTTTTATTTAATTGATAAAAACAATAAATAATACAAAGAACGTAATAGGTAATAAACCAATTCATAATTTTATTTTTAGTGGTTAATAAGTTTGAGTTTGTGAGGAATGAATCCAATAAAAAGGTTATTCGAGTTTCAAAGAGGTTTGAGTGTTTTGAAATTACGCGACAAGTGACCCTAATATTGTTGAAGTTTGTTAATTATTCATTATCTTATTCGTTCATCCGCTATTTGGTATCATAGTAGAATTGTAAGAATAAACTAATTAAATGGTTTCAAACCCCACTCACTCAATATTTTTAAATTTGGGTATTCGAATTATGAATATCCAATTGGTTTTGTAACTCTTCAATTGTTTCACCCAACGTGTCCACTTTGTTTTGAATATCCACAACATTCAATTCCACTTCCTTTACTGAAACGACACTTCCGTATCTTTCATTTATTTTACCTTCTTCGGTTGGAACTTTCTTTAATTCCTTTACCAACCCTTTCAACTCTGCCAATGCAAAGATTTTATCATACACTGGTTGGTTTGCTTTATGAATTTTTGCTTTCAATTTAACTAATTCAAATTGCAATGTGTCGATTTTATCCAATGTGTCTGCCATTGAATATCTACGAGGATTACCTTCCTCAATTGAGTTATACTTTTTCAAAATCTCATATTGAGCTTTTAAATCAGTAACTAATTTGTTTTTCTGTTTTAATGCCTGTTTTACGTTCATCTTTTATGATTTTATTTTTGTTTTACAAATATACGAATAATTTTTTACATTTCCAAATTAAAATGTAGAATTTTTTACATCTTGTAGAAAGTTTATCAATCTTTCCATTTTTTCTGATACACTTGTTGTTCCAGCGATTGGCTGTAATTCTTCAACTAAATCTGCTAGAGATGCTGCAGTAACAATTAATGCATCTTCTTTCGAACTCAAATAATTATCTGAAATTCTATACTTGTGTGAAATGTCTTGTAGTGTCATATTATATTAATTTTTGTTTTTTTGGTTCATCGAATATTTCATTTGTTTTTTGTTCTTCTGATATTAGATGCCAAAAATTGTGTATTACATATTTTTTATTACCTAATTCTTTCAATTGTTCTAACAATACATTATGTAATGGATGTGATGGTTCTTGAACTGCTCTTTCCTTTACCCATTCTTTTGTTTGGTGATTCCAATCTTGTATTGCCCTAAACGTAATAGTATAGGGTGTTTCATTATAATCATATATACTTTCAATCAATTTCACAAATTTGTTTATTTCGCGAACATTATGGTCTTGAACTACAAATGAGAAATTTCTATTGATAAATTTTAAAGTTGAATGATATTTTAAATTCTTCATTAAAGTATCCCAATGGCCATTTAATCTTACTTTATTTTCATAAGTTCCTTTTGTTGCTGCATCAATTGATATTTCATATTCATAAACATATGGATGAATTGCCTTTACGGATTCCCACATTTCTTGTGTCCACATATTACCATTCGAAACCAAATAAATAGATTTCAATTTTGGATAACGTTTAGCATCAAAATTTTGCATAAACGTTCTAAACGCATTAGAGTAGAATGGGTCTCCACTTCCAGTCATATGTATCACTTCAACGTTTTCACTAAATTGGTTATTTATATCATCAATTATACTATCAACTAATTTATCCTTACGATTTGGAATGGTATCCAATCTACATGATGGGCATCTCAAATTACATGCAAAATCAAAATTAAAATAAATCAAACGAGGAAACAATTTCCAATCTTTATCTTTTTCACTTAAATTGTATTTTTTAAAAAACTCTTTTCTTTTATAAAAATAACCAAAATAAACTGATTGACCTGAATTTGATTCAAATTGTTTTAATAAAGTTCGCTCATCGGTATTGATTAATTTAGATAGGTATGGACATTTAGTTTTTGAACAATATTTGTATGTTCCGTCTAAAACACCTTCTCTTACTTTTGTATTTATCTCATTAAACCAAACTGATTTTAAATCTTCGGTATCACCTTCTTTTAAAAAAGACCATTCTTCAAATGGGATTTCCATCCAGTCTGGACAACAAAACCATGTAGAATTATGAAATATCATAAAATCCTCAAATGGGGCTCTACATACATATTTTGTTAAATCTACTTTACTATCCATATATCTATATATATTAAAATATTTTATTTTGAATAATTTTCAACCTCATCCGCATACCAACTATTATACATTTCTCTGATTTCTAATGGAACACCTTTACCAAATGGTTCAGATTCCCATCCATATTGTAGATACGCTTGAATCTCATCATCGATTACCGAATCAGTATAACCCATTTTAATTATATTCTTTTTGAATGTTTTATAATCTTTTTTTGAAATATTTTTAGTTACACCATCTACCAAAGTTTTATATTCAATATCAGTATGATATAATCCATGACAAACTTCGTGTTTGAATGTTTCATCTTCGGTATTTCCTGCACCAATAATATACCCATCGGCATCATCACCATTTAATTCATAAATCTGATGTACGATTGATTCCATCACATCATCATAATCGGTATATCTATCTCTTAACGTATCGTAACATGCATATGCAACTTCCAACGGAACATTGAATCCACTCCAATCTACTCCATATGTAAATCCTTTACCATATTCTTTACTATACCATTTCATATATTCCGTAAAACTAAAATGTATATTACCTCTGAATTGTGGATTTGGACATTCGTAAAATTCTTGTATTCGTAGAAAGGTCATTGCTCTATCATATGAATCCTCAATAACCACTGCGAATATTTTTGGTTTTACTTTTTCTATTTTATAATTTATATTCATTTAAATTAAATTATGTTTATTGTTTAAGATATTATCTAAGTATGGTTTATCAATTTCCGATAATTTTTTTAATTTTATATAAGTTTCATTACCAATATAATCTATAATAAAATCAGTATCGTATTTTGTTTTTGTATAATAATTCATTTGATAATTTGTTTTATCAAATTTTACATCAGTTGGGAATAATGTAGATAATTTTGATAAATGAATTGGTTTGACTCTATATCGATTCCAATATGTAAACATAGTTTTAAAAACATATGGACCCCAGTGAGTTCCAGTACCTGTCATAAAACTATTTATAATTCGTTCGGTTTCATATTCTTCCAATTCTATTGTTCCACGTATTTCAGTCATCAATGCCGATAATAAATGTTCTTCTGGTTCTCTATATACCCAATATGTTTTATTTGTAATTTTATGTAATTTTAAATTTGCAGCTGATAATGGGTCTTCTATTATAGATAACGGATTAGTTTCTTCATCTAACCAACGTGTTCCATGTTTTAGTGGAGCAATTATATCTAATCCATTTGAATATTGAAACCGTTTATATACCATAAGTTATTTATTAGTATAATATCTTTTATCTTGATTAATTTCGATTGTATCAATTCCAACACTATCACAAATGTTTTCGGTATTTAACCCATAGTGATAATTAAATTTCCCAGCCATCATATTATATCCATAATGATATTCATATCTACTTTCAGTATGTGATTTAACACATGGATGCGAGAAAAGATACTCCTTACCATTTTTATCCACATAATCAGGTTTGATTGGGTCACATGCTGATAGTAATATAATTAATCCTAATAAAATCCGTTTCATATTTTATGTTTTAAATTTATAAGACTAAATTACGAAAAATAAATGAGATTTCCAAATTTATTTTATTGGATTTATAAGGGATTGATTATCAACATATTATGAATATTTAAAATGTTAATAACTTTCTTCAAAAAAAGTGTGCTAAAAATTTTGAAAAGCTAATAATTATAAAAGAGCTTTTAAACTAGAAGCTGATAAAGTTAGAATAAAAAGTATAAGTAAGAGCTTAAAGCTACTTAGCTTTCCAAACTCCCCCATTCTTAATCCAATCGTTTCTTAATTGGGCTAAAAGTTTTTGTTCCTCACTCCCATCTCTATACCAACCCTTCGAAAGTATTTCTGTCAAAAACACTCTTGCATTTGCAATTACTCCGATTTCTTGATATGATGTTTTATCTTTTGTCATCAAATCTCTCAACCAAGCATCTATTAAATTGATTAATTGTATTTGTTTATCATCTATATGGATTACATTACCTTTCATAACGATTTTGAGCGGGCAAGGTTAGTTACTAAATGGGTTTCCGAATACTGATGTGTAAATACCAACAACTCCCACTATTAACCAAAATGTATTCATTAGAATGTATGGTTTATTATTACGTTCCCATGCACAATATGTTAGAATAATAGCATCTGATGTATTCCATAACCACATCCAAAGAAATGGTGTATCTTTACCCATAATAGATAACATTGCAAAAGCCATAATTCGCATTACAACGCCTATACTTTCTAATAATTCTAATGTTTTTTCGGATTTAATTATTTTTCCGGTTGTTGGTTGATTCATAACTTATTTTTTACCACTTACCTAATGGACAATGTGAACCTTTTGATAAAGTTTTTGCTGATATATTACAACCACAACCTTTTGTTAATTGTCTTGTAACTTCATGAAATCCACTTCTACTTGTTGAACATGAGTTCCCATCTCTCATATGACATGAATCACAAAATGTTAATCGTTTAGATGCTAATTCTTGAGTATCCGAGTCTAACATATCGAATTTATCTCTAACATAATTTCCCCATCCTTCTAAGATGTGTATAACATTTACCATAATTATTTTTTCTTATTTTTTCTACGTTGTGAATCTCGTTTCATTGCATCCATTAACCAGACAGTTAAACCTCCAGCTAAGAATGCACCAACACTATTCACTATTTGATTTATATCCATAATAGTATATATAAGAAAAAATTATTTTATCCAATCTCCGTAAGCCCAATGATATGATTCAACTTTATCATGTCCTTCATCGATGTATTTTTGAGCAGTTTCTTCTACTTCAACTCGTAATCCCCAAGCTGATGCTTCTAATAAAATCATTTCGATTTCTTGCAAATCTCCGATTGTTAATTCTGATGTCATATAATTTATTATTTTCTTTGTCTAGTAACTTCAATTGTAACTCTACTACCAACTGGAGTAGTGTATAATTTCAATCCCCTTTCTTCTTCTATAAACCCATCATCTGTTTTAACAATAGTTACATATCTATTACGTCCGTGTCCATTCGCGGTTACAACGTGCTCATAAACAACACCACCAACCTCTCTGGTTTCGGTGGTTAGTGAAATTAGTAATATAAACGTAGTGAATAATCCAACTATTAATAATAATCCCCAATTTTCTTTTAGAAATTCTTTCATATAATTTATTTTGTTTTAACAATTTCTTTACCCAATAAATAACACATACCACCTAACATTCCAAACAATATTCCTAAATGGATTGCATCTAATGCTACACCGATGTAATCCCACATATCATAAACTCCCATTACAAATAACAATTAGCGTTACACATAGTTAATAAAAAGATATTGTTTCTACAATCAGAATCTGCTCTATTCATTGCCAGATACAAATTATTAGAAACTACTGCTTCTACAAATCCGCCACCTGCGTAAGATGATTTATCTCGCGTACACATAATAGAAACCATTATGTCGATTATATGCGAACTTACATTTGGGAATCCCCATTCATTAGCAAACTCAATTGCTTTTACTCTACATTTTTCTCTAATATCCATATTTTAAGTTTTATTTGTTTATCTCTTATTACAATGCTAATATACAACCTTTTTTTGAATTTTCCAAATATTTTTGCATAAAAAAACCCCTATTTTTGGGGTTTTTCAATTTCATTTAGAAATCACCTTCGGTGTGAATCAAGTTGTCATCCCAACCATCCCTTCCGGTAAGGCCGTTGACATTATCCAAAGTAACGTTCGAATCAGATTGTCTAACAGCACGGGCTTCTCTGTTATACAACCATTCTTCTAACCCATCCAAATCAGTTCTTCCGAACGAAAACGAATGAGAGTTTTTAGATTCTTGTTCCACCAAAGACTTACGGCTTTTGATGAATTTGGTGAACATGATACAAAAAGATTAAATGATGATGGAAAATATTTCATGTATAAATATATACATTATTTCCAAAACAGCTGGATAAGTAAAATACTTAAAGCAAGTAATAAACAAGTTATAGTTTTAAGTGTTAGTGGCTCTTTAAAAAGTATCATACTTAGAGTAACAAATATGATTATTCCAATACCAAATCCAATTAACCTACTTGGCCATAATTCACCATTACCCCATGCAACTAAATTATCAACTGATTTGATGTAAAGATATGTTGATGGTATTGCACTTAATAAAACTAAGATTGGATATTTATCAAACCATCCGTATTTTATATTTCCTTGTAATTGTAAAAAAGATATAATTTGTCCAACAATACCATATAGAATTCCGTATAATAAATTCGTTGGCATTATTCAGTATTGTTATTTATATATTCTTCAAACTCTTTTCCTGCTTTTGGATTTGTTTCATAAAGATATTGTAATCCTAATTCATATCTACCATTTTGAGTTTGTAGTATAAATACTTCATTCGATAAACTATCTGTTAAGTTTACTAACGAATCTTTTACAATATCACCACCTTGTAACATTTGTGCTGTTTTAAGGTCTTGTTGTAATGTGAAGATTCTTTTTCGTTGTTCTCCATTAAGAACTAATAAAAGACATGCTCCACCGATAGTAAAATACTTTTGATTCTTTGAAAAGAATTCTATTAATTTTTGTATCATAATTAAAATACTGTTAATACGGCTTCAACAAATGCTGTTAAAATAATAAGACAAGTAGATACTACTAACCCACCTACCACAAATCCAATTCCTAACAAAATACCTTCACCGATTTTTTCAATTTTATTTTCCATTTTTATCTCCTTTTTCAGTTATTCCAAATAAGTCATCACCTGTATAATCTGGGTGATTTTTATGCATATAATCAATACCTCTCACCCATAAATATACGATTGGTAGTAGTGAAATAAAAATAACCCCAAATACTATTAATTTTGCTTCCATACTAATCCCACCATCCTCTCATATCAGAACCATTAAACCATTCATTCCATGCAGTTTCCTTTTGTTCTTTTGATAGAGTTTTTAAATGTTTCTTATAATCTAATATTGATTGTCCTTTAAAAATATTCCAAAGTTCTCTCCACTCTCTATCATCAATACTTTGTGCTAATTTAAATACTTTACGACTATGTTCTTTTTCTTCTTTGGAATCATTATCAACTAAACGATAATTACCATCTTCGGTTTTTTCAAATTCAAATGGATTATCTGGTAATTTACCTAATATACTTTCGGCTTGTTCGATATAATTATCATTCAAACGATTATCTAATAATTGAATTGCTCTTTTAATTTTAGCAACTTTCTTATCTCTACTTAAATCTTCTTCAATACCATAGATTTCTAACTTATCAACCATAATAGTTAGGGAACGATGTAACATTTCTAATGTATATCGATAATCCCACCACTGGTGATTATATAATTCTTTACGAAACCGCCAAATGTTTCCAAAGAATGTTGGAATACCTCGTCTAATAAATTCCCATACTTTCCATAGTTTAGTATCATACCAAACTAATTTCTCTACACTTTCAAAAAATGTATCTTTAAATTCTACTTTCATTTTTTCTTTTTTGTATATTTTCTTTTTGGTTTTATAACCTCCATACCCAATCGTTGGTCATTGAACTCAGCAACTGCTTTGGGTATTTCCATTCCTTCCAATTGTTTAGAAATATCTTCCCTAACAATTTTTGTTATTTGGTCTCTTGCATCTTGAGTTAATCTACTAAATGGTAGAGCTTCAAAATCCATTTTCTTTTTAAATTCGATTTCTTTTCTAATTTGCTTTTCTCTAATTTCATTAAGAGCTTCGGTATTTGTTAAAGTATTACTTTTAGCAGCATTCATTAAAGCCTCAACTATTTCATTAGCACTCTTCTTACCAGTCTTAATAGTAAAATCAGATTCGGCAATTTCACCTGCACCTTTACTTCTATCATGTTCTTTAATACCCGCAATCACTTGCATTTCGTTTGGATTAATTTTAGCTAACAAATCCTCCATTAATGCTTCGCTTTTAGTTTCCTCCATTTTACGTTTACCATTTTGCCATTCAGCAATTTTTTCCGGTGATGCTGTTTTGATACCCGCTATATGCAACATTCGTTCATTATCAATCAGTAATGATGCTGGTAATTCATCTAATGGATTTGGTGAAGGAGGTGTATGTTGAAAATCCGGTAAATCTTTTAATGTAGATTTTTTACCAAATAAATCACTAAACGTTCTTTCAGGTCTTAAAGTTGTCCAACTACCATCTTCATTTTCTTTCATAAGTGGTGCAGACCATCCAGCATATATCGCCCATAAAACGAATAATACAATTGCACCTACGATTAATAATCCTGTCATAACTTTTTATTTTAAATTGTGTGTTCTATATTAACCCTTACACAAGTTTGTGCTTGAGCTTCATTCATAAAGAAATTATTTATATACCCCATCATATTAGCAGAACCGATTGGATTTGCTGAATGAACGTAAACTTTTGGAAATGGAAATGGTTTACCTTTTTTCACATCTCTTGCTAATTTGCTCCACTTTGGATTTACATTATAGAATTCGTTTACTAACCATTTTGCACAATGCAATCCAGTCTTTTCTTGAATATTGTTATAATCCAAAGTATAATTTGGCGATACGTTATTGTAATATTCTCGCATTGCAGTATCCCCTAAATCGTGGTCTAATGAAATGATTTCATAATTATCCAATCCATTCATTTTAATATGAGCAATAAACTCATCATAGTTTCTAACCACTTGCCAATTGTCATCTTTTGGAGTTCTTACATCATCCAAATATAACCATATTTTTTTATTTGTTTTCATTATATAAATTCTAAAATTTCATTCGCCTCAAAATCATAATCAAACGTCATTGGTTTGTTATTTACCAAATAACTTAAATCACAATTACATCCATTAAATGCATATCCCCAATCAGTACGTCTATATCCATATGCTTCATGTATATGACCTGAAAAATGTAGTTGTGGTTTTACTTCATTTAATCTATGAAATAGTTGTTCACATCCTACGTTCAACCCACCTCTATCAGTTCTATCACAATATCCAAATATAGGACCGTGTGTAATAATAATATTTGAATCAGTAGGAATTTTGTTCCAAACTTCATTTATATCATATCCTCTATCTTTGTTAAAAGCCCAACCATATCCAAATGATGGTGTGATTGGTGAACCCCATATCTTTAATCCACCAATTGTAATATCAGAATCTTCTAAATAAAATACATTTGAATTTAATTCAGAATTTAATAATATATCCAACCACTGCGGTTTACCTATTGATGGGAAATGTGTATTACCTTCGGTTTCCCATACTGAACGTTTTCCATCAAAATAATCAATCTTAGTTTGCATCAATATTTCAGAATCAAAAGACATATCATGATTACCTGCAATAAAGATTTTATGAGTATAATTATCTATCTCATTAAACCATTTAATAAAATTAACAACTTCACGTTCTCTACCTAATGAAGAAATATCCCCACTATGAATGAGAATATCCCCACCAGGTAATTTACCATTAAGTTGTTTGTGTTTATTGTGAGTATCACTAATATGTGTTATTCTCATCTTCATAACCAATTTCTTTATTGCCTACCATTTGATAAGCTTCTAATAATAATTCTAATGCTGAATCTATTTTATCTTGTATATCTTTTTCGTTTTCTGAAAGTGGATGATTTAGGATATGGTCATCAATCGTACAACATACGATATGAATTCTATCCATTAACTCTAAATAATGACCTGCATTAATTGAATTCTTTTTTTGTTTCTTTAATGACATCTGATACGGATTTTGTTGAGTCATCTTTCATCTTTCGTATTGCTCTAATAATGAACTCACTCAATTTATCTTTTTTATCTAATTTTTTTACTAACTCATTAAGAGTAGCTAAATCCTCATAGAATTTTCCCATTAACGTTGTACCTTTGATTTATGTAATGAAATATATTTTTTATAATCCACCTGTCTCATAGAACCTGCGTTTTCATAACTACCATCAGAATCATCTATTAATACCGAAATATTTCCATCAATTGTAACGGCTATACCTAATATTCCAAACCCTTCACAAATGATTGGTTTATAATATCCTTTCGGGATAGTTTCTGCTATTTCTTCAATATCAAAATCCCATTTCAAATCTGGTTCATATATTTCACAATATTGTTTACTAAACTCGGCCATACTTTAATTGTTTATAATATTTTCTCCACAATCCTTCGGATTCTAATGCCTGAATTTCATATGGATGATTATCATAAGTATATCCCATATTGTAATAACGTTGAATCCACGATGGGCATTGTAGATAATGTCGATATTCATGTAGTATGGTTTTAATAGCTTCTCCAACCGAATCAATATTCTCAAGTATCAAAACAATACTATTGTCATTTGGGTCAAACCAACCTTGTATTAGTTCCAAATCTTTCTTACGAACCTTACCATCTGCGAAATCATCATTATACTCTAATATAGATTCTCGTGGAAGTATATCCAAATATGGTATATCACTATGATATTTACTTTCTCCAAAATCCTCCACAATCATATTGAAACTTTCTTCAATACGTCTTAATAATTTCTTAGTGATTCTCATTAATAGTCTTTTTACAAAGATACGAAATTTTTATGAATTTACCAAATTTATTTTAGTCCATACCCCATCAATCAATTTCCAATACTGAATCTCTTTGATTCCTTTTTTGTATGGAATCTTAATAAATTTAGCTTGATTTCCCTTAAACCCCTTTTTATATAACCCCTTCCATTCAATAATATTTGTATGATATGGAACTATTGTTTTATATGAATACCATAAAAGTTCGGTATTACTTTTATTTAGAAACTGAATATAATCAACAAACCAATCTTTGTATTTATTGATTCGTTGATTACCTTCATTATTTATGTAAGTTGGGTTACCACTCCAATACTTTTGTTTCCTAGCAGGAATTCTAAAATAACCATCTTGTTTGAATGTATTTAGATTTCCTTTAAAAGATTCCATATCTGCACCTCGTTTGAATTTTGGAACAATTAAATCCAATTCAAACTCCCCACCTTCTTCAATATCATACCAACCCCTTTCTTCTAAGAAACGAGTTGCAACTTTCCTATCTATGGAATCGTTGTGGTTTAATGCTATGGATTTAGTGTGAATCACCGATATTATGTTTTTCTCCGTAAATCAAATAATCAGGGTTGATTACTTTAGCAATCTTTTGTCTTTCACCGGTATGGTATTTGATTACAATACCTTCATGTGGAACTTTCGTTCCTTTGATGAAATTGTTGAATACATACTTATCTTGCACTTCTTGTGACCAATTACCATAATGTAAAACCTTCACATATGGTAATTCTAATTGTTTTTCAATTATTGCCCAAGCAGTGTAAGTAGGTAAATACTCACCATTACCCTTTATATCAAATCCTACGAACTCAATCTCTTTCAACCCATAATCATATCCCTTTTGAATTCCAGCTCCGTAAATCTCACCATATAGGGTAACACCATCACCTATTACTGCTGGTTCATATGCTCGTACATATTTCCATAATTTGTTTTTGATATCATATTTCTTTTCAATTTCATACCAAACATTCGTATCATAGAAACCATTAGAATCTGAACCCTTTTCGACATTATGAGAACCAACTACGAATTCGTATTCAATCCACTTATCTGCTAATCGTAAGAATTTTTTAACTTTATCAAAGAATGATAATTTGTTTTTCTTAACAATACCATAACGAGCATTAGTTCCGTGAATCTTACGAGTAATTTCCACCAAATCCTCTTCGGTAAACATTCCTGGCACATTTTTTAAGTTAGGGAACTTATAGTAAACGTGGAAATTAGGATTGTCTTGATAACGAATCTTTTTACCACTTGCTAATTGAATTTGCTTAACCGGTGGTTCGTATTTGTAAATCTCCATTACATTCATCATATCCTTACCCTCATAATAATTTTCCATAAAAGGAATATGAGTGATTGGGATAATCAAACATTCTGAATATACACCTCGTAATTTCACTGTCCTAACTCTACCACCTTTTCTCAAATAATTAGTAACACCCATCTTTTCAGAAAGTTCAAATGGGATGATTGCATCGGTTGTAGCTATCATTACCAAATCACCAACTTTTTGTTCTCCCTTTTTGGTAATACAATTCCATCCACCAACTACTGCTAATTCAATATTATCCGCACCTTCGATTGGATTGATTTCATTGACCGTTGAAATGTAACAAACACTATTTAAGTTTTCCATCGTTTAATCGTTTAATTATATTATTTATTTCGTTTTCTATTCCAAATTGAATAATTGCTTCTAATTTTTTATTTTCCATACTTGTTTCAAAGTAAAATCGACACATACCAAATTTTAACTTAATTTGATGTATTTCAAAATCGGGTAAGTTTACTAAACCATATTCGATTATACTATCTAACCATTCGGTTACCTCCGGTATATCAAACCCTAACCCATACCAACCTTCTGGTATGTATTGTTTGTATTTGATATTAAATTCATTACTTGTCATAACTCTATAAATATACGAAAAATTATTGATATTTCCTAATATAATGTTTGATTTTTTTTGATTGCAGTTCTCAATGCGAATACACCCTCTTCAAAGGTATTAAACATCGGAATCGAATATCGAGTACAAACCACACTCACATTACCCTTTCTCCAAAATCCATCAGGACAAACTACAATCATCTTACGATGGTCTGCATATAATCCTAATTCTAATAAGGAAATTGGTGATTTAGTTTCGGGTGAAAAATACATAAAGATAATATCTGAATCATCTAATGCATTCAATTCCCAATTTACTTGTGTGTTGAATTGCTCACCATTATGTGTCCAACTACTATCCCAATCATTTCTACGAGGATTAAAGAATGTAACCTCTTCGTTTTCAAATGTTTTTTCAATTACACTTTGCCATTCTTCAGCTGCTCCCATTTCGATTGAACCAGCTAAAAATATAGTAGGGCTGAGAATTGAATCCTCAAACCCTACCATACCTGGCTTTAATACTAATGCCATATTTTATTTAGTTTTCTTTGTAGATTCAGTTGTTGTTTCTACGATTGATTGTAAATCTTTTTTATCACTAATTTGTTTAAGTAATTCCATACCTAACAAACCATCGATTGGTGAACCATTACCATTACCGGAGATAAGAACCTCTGGAATAATCTTAATACCATTCTTACCAATCTCTTCGGTAATCTTAAACTTAGCGAAATTATCACCACCCATTGCTTTAACCTGCATATCATATGCCTCGGCAGTTGATTTACCAATTGCTTGGATTTTAGTTGCTTCCGCTTTACCAGTCAATTCAATTTGTGCAGCATCTGCTTGTGCAGTTACTTTCTTCGCGTTTGCCTGTGCAGTTGCTTTTAACTCAATTGCTTTAGCCTCACCCTCTGATTTCTTAACTGATGCCTGTGCTTCTCTTTCGGAGATTTCTACCGATTGTTGTGCAGCAACCATTTGACCTTGCATATCTGCTAACGCCTTTGCAGATTCTAACGTTTTACGTTGGTCTTGTGCTTTACGTTGTGTTTCAAATGTAACCTCTTCTTCTTGTGCAATCTTTCTATCAGTAAGAGTTTTCATTAAAGATTCTGGTGGATTAATGTCACCGATTAAAGTATCCACTGCGTAAACATTATATTCATCTAATACTTTACTAATTGCTACCTTTGCTGCATCTTGTCTACTTTGACGAGTTGATAAGAACGCGATTACATCACTATCTTGTGCAGAGTTTCTAAAGTAGTTTCCAATTGTTGGTTCTAATACTTGTGAAACTAAGTTCTGCATTGAACCGAATCGTGCGATTACCTTTGGTGCTTCAGTTGCAGGAATGTGAATAATTTGTGATACATCTAAGTTGAATGGGAAACCATCTTTTGAACGAACTGTGATTGTACTTAATCCCTTATCTAAATTATGAGATTCACTTCTTGCATTAGCCCAATTCAATACTAAGTTAGTAGTTGGTACAACTTCAATCTTATGTGTATAAGGATTGATTGCATATTTACCTGGGTCTAATGGAACACCACAAACACCTTTCTCACCTTTACCTACGATATTACCATGTTTGAAAGATGTACCAGATGTATCTTTACCTTCCTTACCAACATATGAGATAATAACCCCAACGTGTCCAATAGGAATTTGTGTCATATCAACTTTCTCCACTTGGATTGCCCATGGGTTAAATGAATAGTTACCGGCTTGAACTACTTGTGTTTGTAAACCTCTTTGACCACCATTCGCTAAGAACTTATCAAAGTCCTGAAAGTTATTATGTCCTTCAACAACTGCACCCGCAATGTTTCCAGCATCTAATGGAGTACCATCCAATGCAGTGATAATACCTACTTGTCCATCTTCGATGTTTGTAATATCTGCAACTGAAATATCAAATAAGAATGGGTTGATACGATATACACCATTATTTAAGTATCCAACTTGCTTACCTCTCTGTCCACCCTTTGTTAAGAATGCTATTGTATCTTGGAAATTATCACAATCAATATGACGTGCTAAGATTGCACCCGTTGGTAATTGTGCACCATCCTTTGCAGATAGTAAACCAATTTTACCCTTTGGAATTTCAATTAAACCTGCTTGGTCAATTGAATACTGCCAAACCCAATATCCCCAATATAAACCAGGAGCTAGAGTTTGAGCTTGGAAACCGGGTTCACCATTCAATGCGATAATCTTACCATCTGGTAAAGATTTATTTGTTCCAAATAGAACGAACTTTTTGGTAATCAAACCGATTTTGTTTTCTGGAATAATCACCATACCGAAGAACACTCTCAAAGTGAACTTGTAACCGATAATTGCTAATAATGGAATCAACATCCATGCGTAACCTAAAATTGTTTGTAACATTTTGTTTAGTTTTAATTATTATTTATTTGTTTTAATTCTCTCTTTAATTTGAGTAAGTGTTGTTGTGTTATAGAACTTACCATTTTCGTAAATTGTTTTTAATCTACCTTGTCCTTCTGATTCCCAACTAGCTTTATCTATAAGAGTTAAACCACCTTCGTAGTTGTCATATACAACTAATAGACCTGTTGCAGATTTCTTTGTACCATCATCAGTAATTGGGTCTTTGAAGATTTCTCTACCAACAATATGATATCCAGCTGGATGTTCATCAGTTGCTTCAAAATGTTCTTCCACTTCAACATAAGTTGCTTTCATTGCGAAACCAAATGTATCACGAGTGTTATACTGATATGTAAATGAACCAATACCCAACACAACATTTGTAGATGCGAAACCTTTTGCTTCTAATCGTTCACAAATCTCATTGGCTCTATCAATTGTGATACTATCGCCGTAGATTGCTCCGATATGTTGGTCTAATACTTTATAACCTTGTTCGTTGATTGTTCCACCAAATACATCCCAAAGTAATTCAATCACACCCTTTTGTTCAGTAGGTGAAATCTTTCTACCTCTGTCTCTAAACATTCCACTAGTTAAATGTACTTTATACATCGTACCATCTTCATCTTGTTTGTAATCATCAATACCACAAAGAATATCTACGGGGTCACCACTATCAGGTCTAATTACTAACTTACCATCTCTCCCTAAGATTTCTTCTTTAAGAGTAACAACGTGTTCGGTACATACTTTCCATAAATCCCACGTATCACTTACAACTGATAAAATACCTTTTGGATATGTTTCTAATAATCTACGGAATGTTCCAACTTCATCATCTTTTGTTCCGGCACACATTACACTATGTTCGGTTGCGTTTACTGAACCACCAACGAATCCTTCTTCACCATAGAAATTTCTAGCACCATAAATTGCAGGTAAACTATCAGTTCCACTAAATGATGTTAAGTGACCTAAACCACTAGCGATTGTAGCCTCAACTGAATCCATACCTCTCATAGAGAAATCATGTCCTTGCCAATCAATAAACCAACCTTTTTCAGCATCAGTTTTTTCTTGCCACTTTGTCAATACCTTACGATACTGATGTGCAATTGTTGCAGATGTCATAGGTTTCCACAATAAGTTAGAAATGATTGTTTCTAAATAATTCGTAACCCAATAGAATTCAGGTAATGTATTGTAGATTGTCAATACTGGTATCTTAATTGGAACTAATGTTCCTTCTTCAATACCCTTTACTTTGATTGGTAAATAACCCAAATCATGTAACGCCTCAAAATGGGAAACATCATAATCAGTTCCCAAATATAAACTTAACTCCTTTTTCATTTCACCACAAACTTCTTCCTTTGGTTTAGAAAAGAATTCGTTTTGGAACGCATTATGGATTTGCATCATAATCATTTGTTGGCCAAATGATACAACTGCATCACAACCTTCTGGTGCGTATTTGTTAGAACGTGGGGTGAAATTTGAATAAACCAACTCTGTCCCTTTTGGATATTGTTGGTGATGACCAGTCTTGTAACCATCGGTCAATAATAATGGATTCATATTCTTTTATGTTTTAATTATAAAGCTAATATACAACTTTTATTTGGGATTTCCAAATTATTTATCAGTTTTTTTGAATAATTTTACCAACCAACGAAGTTCATCGTAGACCTGTTTCAATCCAGCTCTATCATCTAATAGGGCTGAAAAGAATGGTTTACGTGAATCCCATCCTAAATTGATTCCATCGGTATTTATCCCATCATATGGAATCTCATTTTCGGTAAGGAATTTTTCTACGAACTCTAAATCCTTTTGGGCTGTCCAACATATTAGGGTACAATTTAACTCCTTCAAATCCCTCAATAGTTCAATCACATATTCATAAGATGCTCCGGTTTGGTGGTAATCATATACCGTCCCATCGAAATCAAATCCAATACATAATGAACCATATTTTTTATACTCATCTAACAATCTATGCAATGAACTGCTAGGGTCTAAATACTCATCTATTTGTTTCATATTAGAATACGTTTAATTGTTTAACGAAAGCTGCATTACCATCTTTTGTTTGAACCTTAACAATTTCGGGGTCAATAACCTTAATACTATCGGTACAAAAGATACCAGCCAATTCATCACTTAACTTTTCAAATCCTGCTGAGAATATACCATGTGTAACAATTAAATAAATTGGTATTTCAGTTATTTCTTTGATTGCTTTAGTCAATTCTATAAAGGTTCTACCACCATCACAAATATCATCTATAACGATAATATGCTCAATATCTCTCAAATCCATAGTTGGTAATTCAGTTCTAACGATATTACCGGTTGCAATATCTCTAACCTTTGATGCAGTGATTACATTTGTAATGTTGAATTCTTTTGCTACATCAAATATCTTCTTTAACGCTCCAGCATCGGGTGATACTATTGCAGTTTGAGAATTACGCCCTCCTAACTCTGTAAGAGCAAATTCAACCAATTGAAAGTTGTTAATCTTATAGAAGTTATTCAAACAAGCTTCTAATACATCACTATGGGGGTCCACCACAATTACTTTACTAAATCCTTGTGAATTGATAATAGGACAAATTACATTTTTAAGGTAATTCGTTTGTCCTTGTTCGAACTTCCTATCACTACGTGCACCTAAAAAATAGGGAACATATAGTTCTACATTTTTAGCCCCATTCTCTTTAAGAGCCTGATTAGCACAAATAATCAATTCAATATCTTTGAACGAATTCATGCGAGATGATAATTGGATTGTTTCGTTTCCATCAAATCCACCAGTTATGGAAACCGATTGTTGTCCATCGGGGAATTTGGAAATCTTAAATGATATATCAGAGTTTGATATATCGGTAAGGTCTAATAGTAATCTTGTCATTTATGTATCATTTTTATAAAGCTAATATACGAAGAATTTGGGATATATCCAAATAAAAAATGAGTTATTTTATAACTCATTCATTATCAATTACTTAAATTTGAAGTTACGATTTAACATAGCCTTTTGGATTTCCATCTTTCTTAAATCGGTGGCCATTTCGTGTTCCCTAATTTGTTCGTTCATTGCGATTCTCTTTCGTTCCATATCCATAATCATATCGTTATGTTTTTGTTTGGCTGATGTATTAGAGTAGGATTTCATTATCTCCTTTTCCATTATCCGAATCCTCTCTTGCATAGCACGAACATCCCCTACATTCATAACAACCAAATCAGTATCCTTACCATTTTGGATAGCATCTTCTACACTTTGAAATGAATACGAAGTTGATGCACCTGTCATTTGAAATGTGTTTGGGTCATAACTCGCAGTAATCGGCATTTCGGGTTCGGTATAATGAAATGTATTATCACCTATATTGAAACTTTCTTTTTGACCAAACTTTGGTTCTTCCTTTGGTTCATGTTTAGTTACCGCTTTTGTATCACTCTTTCTTACAAAGTGTTCTTGTGGTATATGTTCTAATTCAGTTTGAAATTTCTTCATACTAATTGGAGGTTGTGGTATTGTTATTCCCATATATTATTTTTTATCTATTCTAATTACCGAACCTTGTCCGTGCATTGTTTGAATTACATAAGAACCCAAGTAGTATGCAACTCCGGTGAAATCATTATAATACTTTTTGTTCTTACATTTCTTACCATATGTTTCCGCATATTCCATCAACAACCATAATAGAGGTTCTCTGGGTTCACAATGGCATTTATAGTATTCTCTATCACTATACTCTTTTGAATAATACTTATCCATCAACTTTTCAGTTAGTGAATCAATATCATTACCATAGTAGGTATGAATCTTTTCAACCCATCTCTGTCTAACATCATATCTATTAACCATCTTTTCAACAAATCGTTTTATAGATGCTTTACCCTCATCGGATTCTAAATGTTTCTTTAATGCTTCTAATTGTGGGTTCATATCCTATAACTTTACTTCGAATCTATTTTTCATTTGTTCTAACTTTTCAGCTGGAACTCCATGTTGATTTACTCCACCATGTCTATTCTCTACGATTAAAGAATAAACTATATAACCATATTTTTTAGCCAATTCGTAATACTCATCCATTTCCCAATATTGAGTGAATGTATTTGATACTACGATGTTTGGATAGAATTGGTCATTCATCTGATTATCCTTCATAAAGGTTTCTACTCTAAATCTACACCAATTATGTGCTTTAGGTAAATCTCTTGCATTGAATTTATATTCGCCAGTTTCTTCATCTATGAAGTAATCATCTGCTTCACAAACTACCAATTCACTCCACATAGTTTTAGCGAATGTAGATTTACCACTCCCTGGCAATCCTCTTAATAATATTAAATTTTTCATCTTATTGACATATCATATTGAATAACAATCATCCAACCATATTCATTTGAGTTAGTATGAATGTTTATAATGTGTGGTCTATTGGCAGCATAACTACCCAACCACTTATCTATTTGTTGTGTGAAATCCATTCCAGCTTTATTATCGTCTGGGCTTACGTTTGATGTGAATACTTTTATCATAAAAATTTGTTTGTCATTCCCTCACTTACTGCTGTTGATGCTGATATTGCAATCCACAAATATGCTAATCGTGCTATCCAATGCCATTCTAATGGATTCCATGCACCCGATACGAATGCGAATATCAAATACCACATTCCAAATGAAATTAAAAGTGAGAATATTATTATTATAAAAAATTTTAACATATCCATAGTTTAATTGAAATGATGATAATCTCGTTCAGTTTCCTTATATACCTCACCTTCCCATTCTACTAATGGACATGCTTTCTCATATCCGGCTTTAATCATCAACCAACACCATTTGATAGGAGTTCCAATAATCTTAATTAATAAATCAACCACCTTATCACCCCATCGTTCACCCAATTCCACTATTCCAACTATAATTAATGCGATTACAATACAAATACCCAATGCAGCTAATGTATTTATCAAAGGTATTCGAATCAACTCTCTTCCAATAAAGTATATCAATATACAACCTATAATTGGTAGAACACCATAAAAAAAGATGTTACTGAAAACCTTACCTATTCGGTGCATTTTCTCTTCTTTAATCTTTGCCTTTCTACGTTTCTCTTTATATTCTCTTTCCCATTCTTCTTGAGATTGTTCTTTTTCTTTTGTCTTTGGTATAAACCCAACTAACCAAGTGAAAAACGTATCAATACCCTTACCTGCTTGTAGAAACGGGTATGTTACTAACAATCCTACCAATATCCAAAAATACGGACATAATGTTCGTGGTGCTGATGTATAAGGTAATTGTTTCTTAAAGAACTTATAATGCCAACTTTCTGCTTTTAATTTAATAGCCATAACTTATTTATTTTATTTTTCTATAATGATTACATTTCCTTCCATCACACCCAAATTTGATTTCTCACTAAATGAGTATGTTGATGCTTTTGTAGTATCTTTTTTTGTAAGAATCCATAATGATGAACCTTCTTTCCAAGTTACATTCACCAATCGAACACCCGAATCTAATTCAATAGTTTCAGTTCCACCCCATACTCTTGCACGAGTGTTTTCGGTGCAAGATGCTAACATCATAATTCCAAATAATCCTAATAATACTTTTTTCATAATTTATTTTATTTATAATTTTCTACAATTTCGTGATGGTCAAATGAGAATAAACTTTTAATTGGTTGATTTCTCATTAAACTTAATATCGTGCTCATTTCAATTGGGTATAATGCATTACCATCTACACCCACATCCATCATCTTACCAGAACCGATTCTCAACTTTGGATTAAAGTGAACGTGTCCATGTAAGTGAATTGCACCTCTTGCCATATTATCCCAACTTGCTATAGGAAAGTGCATTAAGGCAAATCGTTGTTCTCCCATTAAAGGAGTTCCCACATTCCACTTAACATTTAAGTTAAGGTATTTATTCACCGAACTGAAAAGAGATTGACATCCTTCTTTATTGTTTTCGATGTGATGGTCGTGGTTACCTGTAATGATGTGGATATTTTGACAAACGATTTTATTTCTAAACAATTCAATTTGTTCGAACCCACCGAAACTCCAATCACCTAAATGGAATAAAATATCATCTTGTTTTACAAACTCGTTGATATTATTCACTAACGTTGCGTTCATATGTTCTAACGTTTTGAACTCTCTACAAGTAACGGGGTCTTGCCATTTCGTTGTAGCAGAACAAATGTTAGCATGGTTGTAGTGAGTATCACTCGTGAACCACAACTTCTGTCCTTTATTTAATGTTAGTTTCATTTAAAATTTTATTAAGGTTTTCAATTGTCTTTTCATTTTCAACCATTACACTTAGTATTGTTGGATAGTATAATAGTGTTGGGTTCTTTTTTTGAATATCGATATGTGGATAAAGATTTCTAAACATCTGCACATCGAATCTTTTTGTAATAAGATGAAATCCATTCTTTGTTGGAATAACTGCTTCAATCTTATCACCTTCTGGTCTTGTTACTTCGATTACCTTTTTGATTCGTTCTAACTCATCTGCATCAGTAGTATCTAAATCAACAATCCATCTCTTTTCATTTGTTTTCAATTGACCTACAACTGAATCAAATACATTCTTTTGGTTGATTTGACCTGATTGAATACGTGTTACAATTTCAGTAATCATATTCATTGCAACATCCTTATGGTTTTGTTTTTGGATATGAATATATGCCCTTGCACGGAACATCTCACATAATTGGGTAATCTCATCGTATCTCTCATCTAATTGTTCGATACTTTCAATACAATAAGTTTTGATTGTTCTTACCGATTGGTGATTAGCTTTATCAGTTGTCTGGTCTTTCTTACGCTTGAAAATATATAGCATATAGAAATCACCTTTCTCTTCAAAGTTTAGGAGGGGTTTAATAAGTTCTAAATTATCTATCATATCTTTTTCTTATAAAGTAAAGATACAAAAAATAATTAAGATTTCCAAATAAAAGGGAAATTATTTTATAACTGATTGAATATCAATTAAATCGATGATACGTTCTTTTAATTTAACCATCATTGCACAATCCTCATACATCTCACGTTCTACTGCCCATTCAATAAGTTCATCAATATCATCAAGTTTAGTAGGAGCATCAATCGATTCTTCCAATACATATTCCATTTGAAATTTAGGGTTTCGTAATACCTCAATTGAATTTTCAATCAACATATCTCTAAACCCATCAGTAGCCATTAGTAATTGGCCTAATCGTTGAGGTAATTCATCTCCCTCGTAAGTTTCAAATTCATCGTCTTCGTTAAACATATATTTTAAGTTTTAATATTATAGATATAAGACTGTCCACATACCATTATGAATGCTTTTATGTAAATATCGTTTACATTTTCTATTCGAGTCTTGTCTCTTTAAATTATGTAAATGGTGTATAAATGAACCACCTTTTTCTTTTTGTTGTCCTCTGATGTGTGTTTGATAATAAGTTGCCATTTCGGTATATGTTGCAGAACCTTTATCTTCAACATAATTCAAAATAGCCCATCCTACATATCCAAATTCACCAGGAACTAAATCTCTTTTACTACGTTTGATTCTTTGATAATCCCATCTTAATCGATTTAGAAATGGAATAAGTGTAATTGGATAATATCCGGTTATGGTAATATCTTGTAATAATTTGAATACATCTACTCTTACATGATTTGGATATAACTTATTACTCAACATCCAACTACCCAATACTTGTAACCAATACTTTTTATCATTAGTTAAACCAATATTGTGAGCCATATTCCATGAGGGATGTACCGGAATCTTTTCATGCCATAGATATAATTGCATTAAATTGATTTTATATGGATTTGGCCAAGTATGAACTAACATTGCGTTAGAACAAAATTGTAATTCATCTTCTGTCAATTCGGGTGCAAGGGATTGTACCATCTTAATCGTTTAAGGATTTAAGTAATTCTATTTTCTTTTTATATGAGAAACAAGATTCTGATTCATAAAAGTAATCATCGTTGTAACAAGAGTGTTTAATATCGTTTTCATACTCTTCACCAAAATCACGTGTTACTGAATATGATTCCCCATCGATTGTCAATTTAAGTGTTAGAGTTCCAATCCACACTACATCTTTGGGATTATCAGCTTTGGTGTATTTATCCTCTTGTAATACTTCAATCTTATCTGGTTGTATTCCAAACTCTTTAAAAAACTTTCTACCTAAAAAATCTCTTAATGAAGGTCCTGATGCGGTGATAGTATTATACATCCCTTTAATCATAAAAACCTTATACTCTTTATTCATATATTACTATTTTATACTGATTTCAGTTTTAGTTCCATCTGGTTGTGAATACACTGCATGTGTAGGAACGATTTTAAATGAACTAACATTACCATTTAACATATCAACATACTTCTTACCCATTCCTGGTTTCAAATATGCAACTGTCATATGTGGATGATAATCTGGATATGTTTGGGTATTCGGTAGTTTTACCAATTCCTTATTTGCTTTATGTAAAAACGCACCACCTTTGGTTGGATAGCCTACATCAAATTTCAATACATCAAACTTTTCGTTTTCAAAAAGAGATGGATTGTGAACCATACATTCACCAAACTTAATTTTATCCAATATTTCCTTAATAGTATCTAATTCAACTTCTTCATGTAATCCATACAATAGAGTACAATGTGCTTCGGTTTCTAACCCATATCCACCATTATCATCTGCAGTATATAAATCTGATGAGGATATTTCGTTTTGAAATTGAACTACATCTTCATTTGGTGTAAAGTATAACATTACACATCCATAATCATAACCAGATTTTGCTTCGGTTATTAAATCTTTTAATTTTATCATATATTTCTTAATTTACCAACTCAATACGGATAGTACCATCTTCGTTAAACCACCCTTTTAATTTATATCGTTTATCAATCGAATTACCACTTTCTAAATAACCACTTAAATGAGGAGCTTCACCTGCACCATTATGTTGTATGACACTACGAAACCCTAATGTTCGTTGAACAGCTACTCTATCAGATATTGTCCCAAAACGCTCCGTTTCCATCTTCATAGATTCAAATCCATTTATCTTCAAATGACCTGCAGCTAATAAATTACCTAATGTTTGACGATATATCTTTTCATCTAGTGGATAATTTTTAGGTGGTGTTGCGGTTAAACGTTTTTGACTTAGTTCTCTTACACGTTGTTTAGTGTATTCGATTGTTCTGGTATTCTTAAATTTCCCCATTTTTTGTTAGTTTAAAAAATTTAATATTTTATCTTTTATATTTGATTGTTTAATCCCTTCTCTTACTCTCGGTGTGTGTACAAAATTAGTCAATCCCCAATCCATTTCCATTTCACCCCACGTTTCATGCGTTTGTGGAATACCCATATTAAGGTCATCCACTGCAACCCAATGCGTAATTTGTGGATTATCTCTAAGGTATTGCAAAATTTCTAATGAACGTTCTTGTTCTAATTCAAATCGAGGTGACCAAACAAAGTTTTGGGGTACTTCACAATCCATTACTTTCTTCGTAAATCCGATTGGTTTCTTTTTGATTCCCTGTGACTCATAATATTCACCCATCTCCTCAACACTCGCCCATCTTTTCCAATCAGATGAGACAACAATCTCAGCGTTAGTTTCTTCCAATATTTCATTTAATATTACAATTGCCTTTTTATTAAAATTATCGAAACGTGCAAAGACTGGTAGGGATTCTATCGATTGTGATAATTTCCTTTTTGCTTCTCTTTGTTTCTTAAATCGACCACCAAACTCTGATGATAAACATATCACCCCATCGTGGTCTAAAAATATTACTTTCATTTTAATTACAACTTAATTGTTTTACTTCTTTCTCTACCCACTTATCTTTACCAATCTTTGTACAAAGTTTTTCCTTAATAAAGGTTTCTGCTTCTTCTACTGATTTAAATTGGGTTCTGACATTATAGCAATCACCCATACCACATATTTGATGTGTTATAGATTTCCAATACGGAATACCTAAAAAGGTTTTATGTTCTCTGATATAATATGATACTGAACCTTCTACACCATATTCATTTAAATGGGATTGTCTATAAATTTTGTATTGATTATTCATATAACTTATTTTGATTTTTTAACTCCACGTCTACCAACCTTAACAGATTTCTTATATTTCTCTGCTGCTTTCTTTAATGCTTCGTTTGGTTCTGGATATTCATCATCTTCATTCTTATTTTGATAATCTTCAAAATTATCGGTTGAATGATATAAATCACCATATTCAGTATCCGCATCTTCAATTTGATTATGTTCTGCTAATGCTTCATCAATATATGATTCTGGAAAATCAAACGAATAATTTTTATCAAACTCTTCATCTCTAAATTCATCACCCATATCCATAATTGCTTGTTTCCAAGAACTTTCGGAATACCCCATACCAATTACTAAGGTATGGAATGCATCCATTAGTTCATCTATATCAGTATCACTATGGTCTATCTCCACCGATACTTTCGTTCCATATTGTTGAGCCGTAATTAGTGTTGGCTTTAAAAAATCTGCTATTCCGTTATTTTTCATAATCTTTTTGTTTTAATATTGCTAATATACGAAATTATTTCCACATTTCCAAATTTTATTTTATAAACCCATGCGGGATAGGTTTACCTCTTTTATCCAATAATACAAATACTATTTTATCTATCTTAACGATAATCTCTTGTGTGTATTTGTTTCGAACCTCACACTCTATTGTAACGGATGTATTACCGAATGAAACTAAGTTACACCCAATCTCAATAATATCACCAATATATGCTGATGATTTGAAGTCAATCTCTGAAATCGCCTTAGTTACGATGTTGGGCACTTCATTATCATTCGGGCCGGATAATTGACACATAGCAAAGATTGCTGCTTCCTCATCTATCCACTTTAATAATTGACCACCAAAGAGAGTTCCCCTACTATTCAGGTCTTCCGGCTTAATTAGTTTTCTTGTTCTATATTTCATATTGTTCAGTTTAGTCGAAAATCGCTTTTTTCAAACCTACGGCTTCCTTTGATAGTATTACCACCCAAATACATCCTTCTCGCTCATATACCCACCCATTGGAGTATTCACCAACCAATCCAATTCCGCACCACTTCTATCCCATGTCCAATCTCTATTGTAAGTCTTCAAGCCAATACCTCCTAAAAAACGTCTAACCCCATCCATCATCAACTTATCTTCTTCGGTGTATTCGGAACTCACCATAATACGATGGACACGATGTTGAAAGGGTTGATACGTTGTCTTATATCCCTTTGTCTTCATCCACTCATAGTTGCGGTTTACCCATTTTAGGAATGTGTATTGTTGTATAGTTAGGGGATAGGTTTTCATTTAGTTGGGGAGTTTTTCTATGTATTCGTACAAATCGTTATGTTCGTTTATATCTGGCTTGCGATATACCCAACCGAAATCTTTAAGCCATTCCTTAATGTTATTGAGGAATATTCTATCCATTTCGTTGTACATACCTTTTCGGATAATGTGTCTAACCCATCCACCGCCTGATTTTAATCTACTATGGATTAAGTTTGATGCTGGTGATTCTTTGGGTTTGAAGCCTTTATCTAATATAAAATCATAGTTCATCATTAGCCAATAGATGAAATATGCACCATCCTTAGTTAGCTTGTAAGTATCAGTCGATGGTGGAGTTGGTGATGGTTTAGTATTAGTGTTGATTTTGGCTATTAAGTCATCAATCAAATCTTTGGTTAAGACAGTATTAGTTAAATCATCATCTATTTGATTAAGAACTTTATTCGATACTTCGTCATCATCAATCATAGCATCGAATGAATGGGATGATGGAGTTGATATATTGTATCTATCTATCTCCTTTTGTAATTCTATTGCAGCCATTACCGCAGAAGATTGTACATCCATCCAATTTATATTATCGGATGTAAATCCACCTCTTATGAACTTCTTAATTAAATCCTCATCTTTTTCTTCCATATAATTAATTTATTGCTATTATACATTTTATACCATCCTCGCTTTTATATACCCATTCGATATATTCAATTCCATCATAGGTTGTAGTGATTTCCTTTAAAAATCGAAATCTTCGGAAACCACCTGTCGTATGATTATCTATAAAGAATTGGCTCTTTTGGTTTGGGAAAGCATAGGGATGAATTGAACCATCCGAATTAAAGTGTACTAAATGTGGTGCATCACCATAAAAGGAGTTAGTATCCTTATTCCATCTAAATTGTGTTACATCGTATCTATATTCCATATCTTAGTTTTTTTCTTCGGTTTCGTAAATTAAAGTATAGTTTCCATTAATACACACATTCTTCTTATTCACATCCCTAAAATAAATGGTATTACCACTTACGTTAAATTCATTTGTATGATAAACGTGGTCTGCAGCATATATCGTATATTTAGATGGTGGGTTCGGAATGAATAGAACTATCATTCTAAAAAATGTTACTACTACAAGTAACCCCATAACAAATACTAATCCTTTTTTAAATCCACTCATAATTGTTTATAGTTTAAACGGGTGATTCTCTTATATAATCCCAAGTCGAATACCCTTTGTTATAAATGTTATTCATCCAAAATTCTCTTATACTATTAAGAATCTCTCTATGAGAATCCTCATACATACCATTATTGTAGATGTGGGATAGCATGGATTTCATATTAATGTTCTCTATAACATCAGAATCTTCTATATTATCCAAATCGTATAAGATTGTCATTATCAAATCCTTCTGGTCATCCGTTAGTTTATACACCATGTGTTTCCTTATCTAAATAATATAATGTTCTTAATCTATTCAAACGGATTCTTTCGTATTCGGAATAAGTTTCACATTTTAATAAGGTATGTAACATTTCTAATACCGTCTCTTTTTTAGTATGGTCTTTTTCAATACCACCCGATATTCCTGGTGCAGTTGAATTTCGATTAGTGATTATTACCAAATACCAATTAGCATCTTTCTTCTCTACCCAATTAATTAAACGGGCAATACCTCTTTTTTGTATGTTTGTAAGAAAGACCATATTGTTTTATTTATACTAAAATACGAAATATTTTACACATTTCCAAATTTATGTATGAACTATTTGAGTAACCATATATCCTTCTTTCTGATTATCTAAGTATAGTTCCCTTATTGCATTCCATACCACCTTATCATATTCAGTATATTCCAAATCAGTTACCTTTTGTGTCATCCAATCCACCATATTTTGGCCATTCGAATAGATAATGACACCATCGTTTCCGTTTTCCTTACCCCATCTCTCATCGGTGAATTTGAACATAGTGGTCGATTTAGAATGAAACCATTCCAACATCTTCTCAATACCCGCCATCTGTTCCTTTGTATATTTGTATTCCATTATTGTCGTAAAGTTTTATTTTATGCAGTTCATCAAACCCCATAGTATGAACCAAATACCTAATCCAATCCCTATAAGGTTTCCCACACATCCCACAACTCTTTCTACCCTCTTAGACATGTCGTCTTTAATTCTTATCTTCGGTTTCTTTTAATTCGATTAACTTAAAAATGTGTATTCCCAATATAATAGTATTCACCATCAATACCGGAATCGATTCACTCATCAACCCATACCCAATCCACAATAAACACCCAACACTATTGATGACTCGTAAGTAGACCATATCCTTTACCATCATCGATACTAATGTAACCAAAGTTGCAAAGTATCCTAACCCTTCAATCCAATTCATATTTTATCTATTTTAATTATTACTCTTTATCTTCCACGCCCTCTCATTCTTCCATTTCTCCTTAAGCACCACATCCTTATTGAACTGTTCTAATATATAATTCAATAGGTGTTCAGTCATAGTATCATATTCCTTATTCAAATAAGCCTTTCGGATTCTTAATCGTCCAGCTTCAGATAATTCAATATGTTTATCAAACCAATTCCTTTGGTCGATAATAAGCCACCCTAACCATTCTTTTTGTATTGTCGTTACGCTTTTCATATTCTAGTCTTTAAGTATTGAGGATATTCAACTCCCCTATTTACCATATACCAAGCTCTCATACCATTTAAGATTTCTCTATCACTATCCGCCCACTTTCCCATTTCAATTATCTTATCGAGGTAATTTACGATATTGGTAGTTTCTATAAAAAATAAAGATGCCTTTTCATTACTCCAATCAATATCAAAATCCTTATGGGTACTAATACTATAAAACCAATTCCTCATCTTAATAAGGCCTTTCAATTGCTTTTCTTTACGTTCTTTATCTAAATCAACCATAAATCAAATATACGAAATAATTTCCACATTTCCAAATAAAAGAATAACCCCTTGCGTAACACTAAAAGGGATAATGACTCACTATATAGTAGTAATAGGAGATATAGTAGTATAACCCATACCATTCACTATATACAACTCTCTCATCCAATTCAAAGTCTCTTTACTCTCTATATCACTATACCAACCCTTATCAATAACCCAATCTATATAAGCAACAATAGTAGTAGTAGACATCGTACTCTCCATAGTAGAAGAACCTAAGTATGTACCCCACATTAAGTATGTACCCGGATTCCCATAACTATTCTCCAATTCACACTCCTTAAACCAATGTTTCATTGTTAATAATAACTTTACCTTATTCTCACTCAATACTATTAAATCCTTTACATCCATCCTATTCCTTATTTAATCCCCTTTTCTCATTATACAACCATTCCCTATATAACCCTACTATATCATTAAGGATAGCAGAATCATTCGCCTTATCATATTCCTCAAATATCCATATCTCACTCATTGCCTCCCTTGTCTTCGTATCTAACACACACCAATCTAAAAACTTCCTACCTGATATAGTAGTAAACGTCCAATCCAACCAATCCAATTGTTTGGGATGTAACTTAACCATATGAGGAACATTGGCCTTCATCATTATCCCCTTTGCATATTTCTTATAACTCATATCATATAATTTTTAAAAAAAGAGTACCAACCCGTCACTCTCATACTATATACTATATACGCCTGAATAGAAGTGAAGACAAGCCGACAATCGTGCAACAACCATTCTTCCACATACGCCTTCCCCATAGGGGTAACCAGCCTATCTTTTCCTAGGGTGGAAAAAGCTAGCCCGCACAATAAAACGAATACGAGCCCCCGCCTGGCCAAATCACTTTTCCCGAGTTACAAGAAATTCGGAGGGGGGTGGCCATGCTATCCCTCCCCTCCCTTCTTATAGCTCAAGTCCAAGTCCCATTTCTTGCATTTCTTCTACTGCCTGTTTGTAGCCTTTTTGGATTAGGGTTTCTGCAGAGAGTACATCTACTGCGATTACTGCCTTCTCTATGGTGACATACTTCTTACCTATAAGGGAACGTAGTCTTGCAGGTGCCTTTTGGATTTGTACCATAGTTTGGAATGTGGGATGTGGGTAATCTACTACTTTTACGTTTTTGTATTTGTAACTACCGTCTTTCTGGATTTTATATACTTCTTTCATTTTCATTTATATTTGTTATGTGTTATATACTATATAGTGAGCTTGTATTCTTATTAGTGTTACGCAAGGTAAGGTAATGCTTTGGCGATGTTGGAATCAGATACTTTATAACCCTTTACTTTCTCAATCGCCTTCTCTAACGTGATTGGTCCCCATACATACTCACCAGCCATCATACCTCTTAACATTCGGATTACATCGGGATAAGTACCAAACGCAGGGGAGTTATTTACATGAACGTATTTAACACCGGCTTCAATCTTAGTACCCTTTTCAGATACTAACCCACTCTCACCCTCTTCGTATGTTTCGTAACTATCGTTCCAACCATTATAACGTCCATATTCAAACTTATCAGCAAATCGGGCAATATCAGAGAAGATACTTCTTTCAACTTCCGAACCATCCGCCATACATACATTCACATCTAAGGAGTTACCATTAGCGAAGGATGATGATTTCGCAGTACATATCACTTCCGGATACTTACTCTTTACATACGCCTTAACCATCTTACTCGCAATAGGACCAGAACCATATATGTAAGGTTCAATCTTCTTACCCCAATAATCAGCAGTTCTTAACGCCTCCGCAGGGATTTCAAATTTAACACCTTCAATTACCAAACCGATTTTCTTTGAATTTTTCATGTCTTTATGTTTTAATGTTTATCTCTTATTACAAAGCTAACATACGAAGAATAATCGATATATCCAAATAATATACCAATTATTTTTCATTTATTTTTAGAAGAAGAAGGCGTTGTGGATACGATAGACAGGAGCCTCGTATCTCATCCCTACCTTTTCGGCATTCAATGACCCCATAGTTTTCATAGATGTATAAGGGGATTCAACAACCTCCATAATACACACACCACCACCACGACTCTCATCTATGGCCAATAACTTAGCTCGTAGGGTTGGGGAGAAGTTCTCTGATGTTACTTCACCTACCACTTTCATCAATTCTTTAATTTTCGTATTCATATCTGTCTTATCATTTATTACAAAGCTAACATACGAAATAATATCCATATATCCAAACAATTTAACATTTATTTTTACTGACAATGTGTCATAGTATAGTATGGGCAAAAATAAACCCACCCCGCGGAGGTCAATCTTCGGAGTGGGTAGTTCAGAACGAACATTTAGGATAGGAGAGAATTTGAGAGGACCTCCCTTTTGTAACTACCACACAGCTAACCCCTTAGCTATGAGTAGGATATTATAGATGCCGGAGTATCTTTCATCACCTATACGGACTTATACCATTATATTTGGATACAACCTAGAGAACGTCTCAATCAGTATATCTCGATTACAAAGCTAAGATACGAATAAAAGCTGATATATCCAAATTCTAACTAAAGAATTTTTGATATTTCTTTACATCGTATTGTGATTGAACATCCTTTGCGTTCAATCTAAGAGTTGGGTCCTCATAGGATTGGGATACATTTAAGTTCCTCATCCAATTTTGGAATGCAGGGTCAGACATGGTCTGATTGCGTTCTAACTCTAATTGTTCCATTTTTTCAATAGTGGTCATCATACTACTTTTCTTTAATGTGTTCGATTAAGGTTTTAATGAATATCCATCCTAAGATAGTAACTGCTGAGAAGAACGTTACTATTAACGCCTCTCCAATTGTGATTGTTTCATTCATATTCTTATCATTTGATTACATAGTAAAGATAGGGTGAATTGTTGAATCTACCAAATCCTTACCCATCTTTTTTAAAATCTCTCGATTGAGTATCAACTACTTAGCTAACTGATTGATTATTAGTTATATACCTTTCTAACTTCCAATCCACCTTTGGTTTTCGTTTCGTAAGATAAACAACCTGAAGATGTATTCATATAAAACCAATCCCAACCTTCGTACTCATCGTAGAATCTATCCCAATTCGGACCTTTCTCTAAACATCGTTGGTACTTATTATACTGAATAACTCCAATTTCTTTTAGACTCTTATATACACAAGAGTAATAACCAGGATGAACATAACCAACCATCTCACAAATAACTTGAGACCATTTAGGTTTAGTAACATTCTCAACAATCAGTTTCATCGGTTCATATACTCTTAACAAGTATCTCTTATTCACTTCACTCCAGTAAGTACGTTCTAACTTAGTGTTAAACAAATCATTTGATAATTGGTCGTTGAATTTAATAATTGTGTTATTCATATCTTTATATTTTAATTGTTTATCTCTTATTACAAAGCTAACATACGAATAAATGCTGAGACTTCCAAATTTATTTCCATTTATTTTTAAAAAAGTTTTGTCTAGTCACGAAGGAAACTAAACCAAGCAACGTCAGTCCAACGCTTAACCCGCCCTCCTCTCCCTTAAAGATACGAAAAAGATTTTACATTTCCAAATAAAAAGTATGACAATGTGTCGTATCAACGCGATTTGTCATTCATTCAATGGTATGGGGATATCCTTGATAATATTGCAATCGAGGGGATTTTGGCACTATGACATAATGTCCGATTCACAAATGTGTACAAAGCCGTTACATATGTGTATAAAAGTATATGAAAATATGGATATAAAAATTTGTTTTTGTGACAAGAAATGCGTATATGCTCCCCATATTATCTGCTATATTACTATATTGTGTCGTTTGGTGGGATTTTGTGTCATTTCTCCATTATCCTATGCTCATCATTTTGAAACCTTTTAATCGAGTAGCCACACCTACAATCGATTTTAACCCCGCTTAGAAGGATATAGAGAGGTTAATTCCAAGTGGGTGGTATAATTTCACCGCATGGGCTATAAATCCCCTTAAAACCCCCTCGTATTCCCTACTATTTCAGCACTCTCAGCAGGGGGAGCTATCATCAGTAGTGTGAGCTCAGGAGTTCATCAGTACATCGCTCTTGAGTGAAGGGTAGGTACTCTTATATAGGTATTATGTGTATAGAGAGTATTCCCTTATAGTATAGCATGTATAGTATCTCTTATATCATAGAGAGTATTATAGTCTTATATAGTATAGGGTGTATCCTCTGAATTATTGGGATATGTACCGAAGATGTGTTGTTGTCGGTGGGGTTTGCTATTGGGAGTGATGGGTTGGTACTCTTATATCCATACTATATGCGGATAGGAGTTCTCATAATCCTCATTCTCTCTATTCTTCAATCCTCATTGCATCATTCATACGCAAGTAGGTACTATCAAAAAATTTTTAGGGACGACTTCGGCCAAAGGGATTCGACCATATCGATGTTAGTTGTGTATAGTATAGTATAGGGGAAATGATTACTATATTGTATATAGTATAGTAGAGTGCTTAGGGTGTTGGGGTTATCGGTTGGTCTATTCCCTTCGTGGCCTTCGTATCGGTTGCGTGTTTGGATAGTCTCTTATTGGATTTTGAACTTATTAGTATAGTAGTTAAATCTGCTATGGTGTTTACTATCAAAAGAGGTCCTGCGGGTATTCCTATTATAGTACCTATTCCTATTGTTGCTATGGATACTATTGTTATTTTATTACTTATCGTTTGTTGTTTACCATACTCACGTAGAGTCTTATCGATTTCATTAATACGCAATGAGTCTGATTTTATAGGGGTTTGAGCATAGGATAGTATAGGTAGTAATATTATTAGTATTACCGATAATATAAATTTACGCATGTTATATTTCGTTTCGTTGATATTTCTTTATACCTAAGTGGGATGGATTTTCGGTGAATAAACCTATTACTATATGTGATGTACCGGTTACTTCACTATTAACTGTACCGATTAGATTATAGGGAAATTTCTTTGGGTTATAGAAAGGGTTGTTGTCTGAATAGTATATTGGGGATTCATCCCACGTCCATCGTTGTATCCATTCTAACGCAAGGATGTCTTCGATTGAATTTACTTCGTGTTCTGTCCATTGTTCCGGTCCCATATCTGCATAGTTAGGGAAACGTCTCTTTAATATCATAACTTAACTTTTGATTTGAAAGTCCTTATTGTATATGTTGTTTTCCTTTACCTTATCTATTACGCGTTTCATTCCTTCACCTATTCCTTGTCCGAATAGACCTTTACTATTTGTGTACTCTTTACTTTGTTTTAATAATTCGTTTAGTAATTCTCTTTCTATTACTACGAACTCTTTGTAACCGCCAATTATTTGTTCCATCGATTTCTTTTTTTATTTATAAAATATACCATTGCAATACCTATCAAAAGTATTATCCCATCATTCACTCCGCGTATTAAACTATATAGATATTCCATTTATTTAGTAAATTAAGTTCTACATATAAATACCGATAAATAAACGAAATATAATATATTATTTTATTATTTGTTCATTGCCAATGATTATTATCCATTTCCCACCAAAAGGTTAGGTCTTCTATATCATCGTTGTAGTATTCTCCTACAAAATCTGATTTGAATTTTGAGTGTACGTTCTCATACATCGTTAGTGTTGATATTGGTTGAGTCAATTTCAATTCGTTTCTTATTATATCTACCACCTTTGTATAATTACCACCACGAATTACTCCTGCTTCTACCAATAGGATTATCTTGTCTCCTATACTATCATTATGAATATTGAACATATCGCAGATTTCTTTTACGAATTTTTCATCGAATGTTTGGTCAGGGTAAGGTACATCTATACCAAATCCATCACAAATTTCCCCATTACAGGTCAATTGATGGCGAAGATATTGACCTACTACGGATGAATAATCCGTTGAAACTGTTACAATTATTGTGTTTGATGAATTTAATCCCTCCGATAATAGTTTATCCTTTAAGATATTCAACAAATGTAATTCAGTTTCCCACTCTACTTTTAGTTCTTTTCTCATATTAGTCAAGGAATTCAATTCCCTCCGTTGCGATTGTTGCGATTACATATACTAAGATACTTGGTATTGGTGTGAATATTCCGGCTAAAAATCCTATTCTCCACAACGCAACATCGGTGTTGGTGTATCTTGCTAGACCAGAACATACTCCGAATATCTTCTTGTCCGTTTCACTTCTATAAAATTTTCTCATATTACCACCTTTGTTTTTTGTTTACCCCAATCCAACTATCTCGTTTCTTGTCTTTGGGTTCTTCGGTTTTTAATTTTGTTACTTTCTTTTTGGGTTTGGGTGGGGTTCGATTCTCTCTATCGATATCATCCCATGTTACTTTAGGCATCCGTTTCTTCTTTCTTAATCGTATTATAGATTGATTCGATTTGGTGTTCCAATTGTTCGATTATTTTATCGTTCTTACTGATTTGATATTGTAATGATTCATTTTCACTACGCAACCCAGATATTTGAACTCCTAATGCATTGATTTCACGTTCGTATCTACGAGGTACTTTGATATTTTCTTTATTCATAACTTGTTATTTGTTTGATTCTATTAAACATTTCCAACACAATCCATCCATATCACGTACGATGGATTGACACTTTGGACATAGATTATCCTCTTTTTTTCTTTTATTATACTCATCTAAAGATTGAATATAGGTAGTTCCATCTTCTAATGGAAATGTATTGATTAAATGCTCTTCTCTATTAATCACGTTCATCCCCATTATCTGCTTTACGCATCGATGTAATATAGGCCAATCTCAATCCATGCATCATTTCTAAAAATTGTTCGTAATCTTCTTTATCTAACTCTCTTATATGAGTCATTTGTATATGTCCTTCCTCATTCTCAAGTTCTACATATATCCCTTTTAATTTTACTTTACTCATTTTCTAATTTGTTTATCCATATATTCAAACGTTCGCATACTTTTGGTAATCGATTCTGATTTGCTAGACGTATCCATATGG